ACGCCTCAAATTACTGGTTATAGCGGCGCAGATGGCACTCAATACAACGCACAGGGTCAAGTAACTGGCGCTGCCTCTCTGAATGGTCAAGTCTATTCTTTTGACCCGTCTACTGGAGCCGTAACTTACCAAGAAAAGGCAGATGGAGGAGGACTAGGGGCTACTCTTAAAAATGTAGCTTCTAGCCCTGTAATTCAAATAGCTGCTGCTGTTGCTTTACCTGGTATCGGTGAGGCGCTAGCTCCTTCTATCATGGCGGCGACTACCACGGCTGAAGGTGTCGCTACATTAACTGCGGCACAAGCTGCTGCTGTTGGCTCTGCTGCTGCCAGTGTTGTTATTCAAACAGCCCAAGGCGTTCCTATCGAAAAAGCAATAGAAAACGCTGGCGTTAATTTGCTTGTTCAAACGCAATCTCAACCTGTTGTACAGTCTTTAAGTAAATCTCTCCAGAATTTAGACGTTGCCTCTGCTGTGGCAAACACAACAGCGTCTATGGTCACAAGTGCTGGCGCATCTGCTCTTACTGCCGCCGTACAAGGAAAGAGTCCTGACGAAATTGCAAGAGCCGCTGAGGGTGCTGCTGTTGGCGGTGCTGCCGGTGCAGGACTGTATAGCAATGATGCGGTTACTTTGCAGCAGGGTCAAGTTATTTCTTCTGTGCTGGGCACTGCGTTAGGCACTGGGAACATTGTCAGCACGTTAATGAGTGCTGGTCAGCAACTTGGGGATTATCTGTCTAAACCCGTTGCACAAGCATCTCCTTACACGGCTACAACACAAGTGGAACCAGGTGCAGATAGCCCTCAGTTGCCTCCCGGTACTGGTGTTGCATCCACTGGCCCTATTCGTGATGACAGCAGCCCTACAGGGTTCTCAGACGCTAAAGGCAATCCTATAAATCAGGATGGTACGGCCTATAACGCAGCGGCTACACCAGCAAGCACACCAGATGCCAACGTCGCTGTTACTGGTGCTAAAGACGCTGTTGTTCCTGTTGCCACAACAACACCGACAGCGCCAACAACAACGCCCAGCACTCCTACACAGCCTAACGTCACTGTTACGGGGGCTAAAGACGCCAACGTAGCGGTTGCTAACAATACTGCTGCCCTGATAAATCAGATTGGTCTTAACAACGCTGCACCTGTAACGTCACCCGTTACACCTGTTACGCCTCCAGAGAATGTAACGGTAACAGCGGCTAAAGATGCGGCTTTGCCTGTTGCAGATGCAAATACTGCGGCTATCTTGGCTCAATCTGGCATAACTCCAGCACCTGCACCCACTCCCTCGCCAGCTCCGGCTCCGGCTCCTGTGACGACACCAGAAACAGTTGAAGTGACTGCTTCTAAAGAGATACCGACGACAACGCCAGAAACGCCGGTAACACCACCGGCAGCACCAGCTCCTCCACCTCCACCCCCTGCCATTACTGGAGCATCTCCTGCTAGCGGCACTACTCCAAGCGAAACTGTTGAGGTTGTAGGCGAAAAAGAAGTTCCTGTCGTGCAGCCATCAGGTGCTGTCACTCCGTCAACGCCAGGCTCTGTTGCTGGCCCTCTAGTACCTCCCACATCGTCTGCCATTGCTGGTGGTAATACACCTCCTTTGCAAAACGTAGAAGTGGTGGACACAAGACAGAACATTCCAACTACAGATCAAGCTATTCTTGACTTGATAAGTTCTAGCAAGCCTACTCCGAGTGCTGGCACGGTAGAAGTTGTGGGAAGCAGAGACGTTCCTACTGCTGTTACGGGCACAAGTGGATCATCTGCTCCCAGTGCCGGAACAGTAGAGGTTGTCGGTCAACGTGATATTCCTACGTCTAATGCTGCCGTGACGGGTGCAGGGCCAACTTCTGTTGCTGATGCTGGCACTGTTGTCGTGACAGACAATAGGGAAATACCAACTTCTCAGCCTTCTATTGCTGGGGCTTCTGCCACTCCCGGCTTGGCTAGTGTTGACGTTGTTGCCCCTAAAGAGATCCCAACTGCTGATACAGCCATCAAGAATTACGGCAATATCGACGTTGTTGCTCCCAGAGAGATACCCACAGCTCAAGACAATGTGGTTGTTACTGGCTCTAAAGATATACCAACAGCCAACACCACACCAGAATTTATTCCTCAGACGGTGGATTCCAGTCAGGTTGCTAACGTACAAGCGCCAGAATTGTCGAACATCCCGCTATCAATCACGGCAGGGCCTAGCAAGACAGCTTCGTTAGCTCGGGCTTTAGGGGTGGCTCCGCAGATAACTACGGGCACAACACAAGGGTTGACAAGTGGCGGTGAAGGCGGTGAAATACAATCACTAGAGACTGGTAAACCCCGTAGAAGCGTATGGAACGAGTCATCTTTGCGTCTGCGTGACGCTCTAGGATTGGAATAATGGCAACACATCTCAGCAGCATCACCGGAATCGGCAGCAGTGCTAAAAAGCTAGCGGCCCTGTTACAGAAGAAAGCTCCTCCGGGAGAGAAACTGGCGTTTATCAACGACAGAGAGGCTGCTCTCCTAAAGCGGCACGGCGGTAGCGGCAAAGAGGTGGAAGACACCGGGATTAAGAGCTACGACGATACAGAAGGGTTTGACCTTCAGCCTACTAACATAGCAACAGGTGAGCCTTCCCCTACTCCTATAAGTTCTGAGCCTGTTACCAATGTCCAAGCTGGCGGCGGTGTGAGTAATGCTCCTGTCTCTGCACCAGAAGCCCCTGCCGCTCAACCATCTGGTGGTTTTGATGCGGCTAACGCTTATTTGAACGCCCCTTCAACCGGTCTGCCTGGTCAGCAAAGTTTCCGTCAACAAGAGATTTCTGCTGAAAACGCCGCTTATGGCCCAGCAGCAGCAACACCAACAGGCGATGTTGCTTCTACTCCTGATGTTACCTCTCAACAACCTCCAGTAACTAAAGACCAGCAAGCTGCACAAAAAACTGGATTGTTCGGTGACGCAGCTAAAGCTCTGGGTATTAGCTCAGATGCTTTGGGTAAAGGTCTCGGTGGTGGCTTACAAGCTCTACTGGCTGCTAATCAAATGCGTCAAGCACGGGCACAAGGTCAACAAGCCAAGCAAGAAACACAAGCATTGGCGGCTCCTTATCAGCAGCAAGGTCAACAGTTGCAAGCTCAGGCTGCATCCGGCACTTTGACCCCTGCTAACCAGCAAGCTTTACAAGCGGCACAGGCTCAATTAGCTCAGCAGGTGCAAGCTAGAGGCGGTGTGGGTGCTGCACAGATGCAAACACAGATTGCTCAACTGACCAACAACTTGTTGCAGCAGCAGATGAATATGGGCTTGCAATTACAACAGATTGGCGACAAGATTGCACAGGGCGCTATTACTGCCGGTGTTCAGGCTGACCAGTACGTCAACACGCTCACTTCTAACTACGCCAACAACATTGCTAGAACGGTGTTTGGTGCAGTTGGAGGTGGCAATACGTCTAGCCCCACAGGAGGTAATCCTTGATGGACACATCTTTGACCGGGTTTTATTCTGACCCTGCTACCAAGGCTATGCGTGAGCCTACTCCTAAGCTGACTACTGATGACCAGCTTCAGTCTGCTCGTCAATCACTGACAGAGGCTGGTAAGAGTAAGGGTATGTTGCAGCAAGCTCAAGCTGGTGAGAAGGCTGAGCAAACAAAGATGCTGGCAGAGGCTGACGTACAAGGTCGTGAGGCATTTAAAAAGGCTGTAGAGACAGATCCTTTCCGTGCTGAGTACCGCGAGAAGGTGAAAGAGCAAGCTGATACCAAGTTTGTGCCTACACAGGAAACTGCTGGTGATCTGGGCTTGTTGTTTACTCTGACTAACATTCTTGGTTTTGCTATTGGTGGCAAGAGCAAAGGTAATGCTCAGGCTGCTATGTCTGCCATGAATGGGATGCTTGAAGGCCACCAGAAAGGCCGTCAGGACATCTACAAGCAAGAGAAAGACAAGTTTGACGAGAACTTTAAGGCGCTGGACAAGACCATTCAAAGCCTGAAGACTCAGTACGAAGACGCCATGAAGACGTATGCCAATGACCGAGAAGAAGGCATGGCAAAGGCTCGGATGGCTATCGCTGAGCACAACGCACGTTTCATTCAGGACTCGCTAGAGAAGTTTGGCCCTGCTTATGCTTACGATCAGATAAGAGATACCGTAAGTATGCTGGAGAAAGCTAAAGCGGCTGAGCAGAAGTTGCAAGATGCCCAAGATAAAAAGCTGCGTGACGAACGGATGATGCAGTTGCGTGAGCGGGAGTTCCAAGAAACTCAGCGCCATCACGGAGTTCTTGAAACAGCTTCCAGAGAGAAACAAGGGTTTGGTGCTGGCCCGTCAGGTCTTGTTGCTGAGTATATGGGCGTTAACCTGCCTGCTAAACAGGCTCAGCCTATTATTGACTCGGCTGCTGCTATCGGTGAGGCCCGTCAGTTGCAAGACATTGTTAAGAACAATCGTGGCATTGTTGGTCGAGAAGGCCAAGTCAGACAGTTTGTTGACCGCTATGTAAAGTCTGCTCAGACTGGCGAAGCCCCTCCGTCAGATCAAGAATCAGGTCTAGATCAGGATGCTCTGTTGTTTGCTAAGCGTTATGCCTCGTATCTGGTTAACTATGAACGATCATTGGCTCCTGGTGCTCGTGGCTTTACAGTTGCCTTCCAGAATCGGTTTAACAACTTGATGCAACAAAACCAGTTTAATGCTGATGGCATGATTAAGTTGCTGGACGATCAACAACGTGAGGTTGCCGCTCAAGCAACTCGTGTTGACAGACATATCAACAGGGATAATTTGACCAAGTTGGGTGATGATGTGGCAGGCAGGTCTTTAAGTGGCGGCACTCCAGCTCCGGCTGCTACTCCTGCTGCTGGCACTGCTTACGACGATGACAAAGAAGCTCGCTATCAGAAATGGAAGAAAGAGAACGGCTATGAGTGAGAATGAAGAATTTGAATTCAGAGCTAGAGCCGAGAAAGAAAAGGCCTCTTCTAAGCCTGGTGTTACTGACGAGCTGAAAGCTGGTGGTAAAGCTGCTCTTGAAAATGTAGGTGGTGCTGCTGGTGCTTGGGGTGGTGCAGAGTTGGGTGCTAGTCTTGGCGCTATGACTGGCCCTCTGGCTCCTGTTGCTGTTCCCGTTGGCGGGTTGATTGGCGGCATAGGCGGCTACTACGCTGGGGAAAAAGCTCAACAAGCCGCTGGTAAAGCTATTCCTGCTGAGACAAAAGCAGCATTAGGGTTCTCTCCTGAGCAACGGGCTAAAGAACGTAAACAGATGCCAACAGCGTCTATGGTTGGCGGCTTAGCCCCAGATGTCGCTGTTGGTGGCAAGGCGCTTTACGATATTGGCAAGTTTGGTATTACCAAGGGCGCGGAGCTTGCTCGTAGCCTTAAGTCTCCAGCTCCTTTAGCCGAAGCAGAAGGTTTAGATATTGTTGGGGAAAAGGGTTTTAACCTGCTCCAAGGCAAAGCAGACAAGTTGTATCAAGCTCGTAAGCTAGAGGCCGATCAGAACTACAACAGAGCTTTTGATGTGGCTAGACAGGCTCAGGCTAAGGGCGAACCTTTTGCCACCTCTGCTCCTGGTCGTCAGTTGATTGCTGACCTAGAGAGAGAAAAGAATGTCATCGCTGGGGGCAAGAAGTTTGCTAAAGGCGAAGAAGAGGTTAAGGGTATTGACCGGCTAATCAAGGCTATTAAGGGCACGACTGTAGGCGGTGAGACTGTGCCTGTTGGCAAGGGCGTTGTTAGCAGCAAGATGACAAAGAAGACGCCTTCAGAGACAACAGAGAAGGACATTAAAGCTCTGGTTGAAGAGCTTAGGTTCTTGCGGGATGTCGATGCTAAGGGCAAACCTTACGAGGCTTACGCTGCTCTGGATGCCAAATACAAGCGTGACTTGATTGGCAAGCTGGAAAATGCTTTGTATAACTGGAACGGGGAATACCGCGCTGCTGACGAGGCTTATAAAGCCGCATCTAAGAAGCTGGCTCCATTCCAGACAAATCTGATGTCAGGTGCTCTTAAGGGAGAGAAATTCAATCCTAAAGATCTGGTGGCCTCTCCTGAAGAGTTTGGCACGAAGTTCTTTAAAGACGTGGATGGTGTTCGCCAACTGAAAGAAGTGACGCAAGACCCTGAGCAAGTTCGTCAGCTCAGCAAAGAGTATCTTGCCTCTATGTTTGCGGAGAAAACGCCTGCACAAATCAAGCAGTTTGCTAGCAATCCTCAAAATCAGGGCTGGATGAGAGAGGCTGGCATTTTGGATGATGTTCGCAAATATGCCACTCAAGCGGTAACAGCAGACAGCAGAAAGAACATTCTCAAGAAGTTATCTTATGCTGCCGCAGGCGGTACTCTGGGGACAGCCTTGGGCGTTCCTCTTTATCATGGCACTCGTAGAGTATTGGGGTTGTAATGGCTAAGAAACCTAAAGACAAAGGCATAAGCTCTGAACTGGAGGACGCTATCGCTACCTTGCTGACTCAGACGATGAATGATCCTGAAGCATCTCTGACGGACAAGACTAAGATTCTTGACCGCGCCCTGAAGCTGGAGCAACTCAAGCTCAAGATGCAGGACGATGAGTGGGGTGCTGGCTTTATGGGACTAGATGACGATGAAGACGATAAGTGATACCATGAACCCCTTAACTTTTAAAGAGGGTACATATGGACGCATCTATTCTGAAGACTATTCGCCTAGCGTTAGAGGTCATATCAGATCGCTTGATTACTATTCTGACGCTACTTATGGGTTGCGGCCTAGCTTGCTGGGCGATGTCAGGGCCGGAGTGGGAGCGAGTGGTAACGCTAGTAATTTTCACAATTTTCGGTTACGCTCTCGGACGAGCGAAGGAGAAACCAAGTGAGCAACAAAATCAATCCGTATAGCCCTAGCGACGCTTATGAGAATAGCAATATGGCTAATTCTCACCATCAGCGTCCTCACGAGCACAATCAGCAGATTGCTAAGTCTGTGCGTCCTCAGTTGCCCCGTGATGGCTCTCCAGGTCAGGTGAGCTGGCAACCAGGTACGCTGCCTAAAGGTGGCTACCGCTCTGTGTTTGATTTCTCCGGTGATGAGCCGCTCAACACGAAGAAAAGTCCTACCCGTGGTGGTGGAAGAGGAGTTTACTGATGGCACTTAATGGCGCATTTCAACCGATGGGCAACACCTACTTGGTGCAACAAGCCACAGCAGGTACTCAATCAAACGCAGTTGCTATCGCTGCTAATTCTCCTTGCCAGCAATACTCGTTGATTAACAGCGACACCGTTAACACGGCTTTTGTCTCTATCTCAACGTCTGCTACTTCAAACGCTGCTGTGCCTAACGCTGCTGGTACTGCGGTTTACCCTGTTCCTGCGTTTGGCTATCAGGTGATTAGCTCTGTGCAGACCAGCCCCACACAAACGGTTTACGTGCGTGTTATTGGCTCTGCTGGCACACCTGCTGTCTACGTCTGCCCAGGTGAAGGTCTGTAAATGGCAGAGATAGATCCTATCCAATATGGTCAGATCATTGCAAAGGTAGACACACTTGAAACCCAAGTCTCTGCCATGCAAGCTGACGTTAAGCAGCTCCTTGAAATGGCTAACAAGTCTAAGGGTGGGTTCTGGGTGGGTATGGCTATCGCTTCTGGTTTATCTGGTATTGTTGGCTCTATAGCTCACAGTCTGTTTAATCGGGGGTAACATGATTGATCCCCTAACCGCCCTAGCAGCGATCCAGTCGGCTGTTAAGCTGGTTAAGAAAGTCAGCCAGACGGTTGACGACGTAGGATCTCTCGGCCCTGTTCTGGGTAAGTATTTCGACGCTAAGACAAACGCAGTCCAAGCGGTCAAAGAAGCTAAAGACTCCGGTAAAGCCTCCAACATGGGCACAGCCATCCAGATTGAGATGGCGCTGGAGCAGACAAAACAGTTTGAAACTGAGCTACAGATGCTATTTATGCAGGCTGGCAAGGTAGATGTCTGGAACAAGATTAAAGAGCGTGCTGGTCAGATGGACAAGGCAGACAAGTATGCTGCCCAAGCTGCTGAAGATAGGGCTAAGAAGCAAAAGGAAGAACAAGAGGAGTTCTTGATAGTTGCTCTTGCTATTGTTCTGTTAATCGTCTTGTTTGGTGGTGGCTACTATGTTGTGACTGACATTGTGGACACGGCAAAGAAAGAACAGCATCATGGCTACAAGCGCAAGGGTTAAGCGGCCTGAGTCGTTCATGTCTCGCCACTGGCGGGGCTTGATGGGCTTTACATACTGTTTTATTTGCTTGTTTGACTTTGTGCTTGGCCCTTGCTTGTACTTCTATGTTCAACAATTTGAAACACAAGCGGTTAATGATGCTTACCGTGAGTGGCAACCGATGACGTTGCAAAACGGTGGGTTATTTCACCTGGCTATGGGTGCTGTGCTGGGTGTAAGCTCATGGGGTAAGACACAGGAAAGAACTTCTGACGGAGCAAAGACAAATGCTACTTAATCCTTACTTCTGGGTTGCGTTATTCAGTATTTGCTTAGCCAGTGCTTTTGGTGGCTATGGTTATGCTCAAAAAGGTATAGAAGAGGAACGTGCGGTGGCAAAAGCTGCCCTCGATGCTGCAAACAAACATGCTCAGGAGGTCACAGATGAACGAAACGCAAGCATTGCCCACATTTCTAGCGATCTGGAAGCCGCGCAAGCAAAAGCTCAGCAAGCTGCAAAAGATCTTAATCGCAACATTGCCTCTGGCGCTGTTAGGCTGTCAATCGCCGGTAGCTGTGGTGGCACAGTGTCCGGCAATACCTCCGCTGCCGAAGCAAATAACGCCGGAAGCTGCAACATTGACCCAGGAGCTGCTCAAGCTCTTGTCGCCCTTACAGAACGAGGCGATTCCGCCATCGAAAAATTGAACGCTTGTATTACATCCTACAACTCACTACTGGAGCCTAAACAATGAGCTGGTTAGACATTGCTACTGAAGAGATTAAGCGTCACGAAGGCTGTAAGCTAGAAGCCTACCCAGATCCCGGCACTGGCGGTGATCCCTGGACTATAGGCTACGGTGCTACTGGCCCAGACATTCATCCTGGTGTTGTGTGGTCACAAGAGCAGGCAGATACTGACCTGTCTAACCGCTTGCATACACTGGGCGACAGGATTGACTCTGTTGTGCATGTTGAGATCAACGATAACCAGAAGGCAGCTCTGTGCAGCTTCGCTTACAACGTGGGTATGGGCAACCTAAAAAGCAGTACCCTGTTGAAGAAGCTGAACGAGGGTGACTATGACGGTGCTGCTGAGCAGTTTAAAGAGTGGAATAAGGCTGCTGGACACGTTTTGCAAGGGTTGGTGACACGCCGCCAAGCAGAATCTGAGTTGTTCTTGGCCTAAATTCTATAAATTTCAATATCGTTCCCCGCGACAAGAAAAAACGGGTTTTTGGAGCAAACATGGCAAAAAAACCTAATCTTTCTGTTGGTAGGGGTGAGAAACTGTCTGTTTCCAAGGGCGGGGGATTAACGGCTAAAGGCCGTGCCAAGTACAACAAGGCAACAGGCTCTAAACTTAAAGCCCCTCAGAAATCAGGCCCTAGACACAAGTCTTTCTGTGCTCGGTCTAAATCTTGGAAGGGAGAGCGGGGTAAAGCCGCTCGTAGACGCTGGGGCTGCCGTTAAGCTGCTGGTAGCAGTCCACCTTCAAACAGGTAAGTCCCGAAGTGGCCTAACTTCACCCACGGTGCTGCCCAGATCTTAATCCCCAGATCTCGTGCCTTTTTGCAGAACCCAAAATCCTCAGACAGCAGCAACTCATGCTCGTCAATAAAGACGGGGAAATACTCGTAAATACGCTCAGCTTGCTGCTCAGTGTTGAGTACCTTCACGTTGTTGATGTAGCTGTCAACGTGATCCTTCATTTTCTCAAACACTTCACGCTTTATCAGCATAAACCCTGTACCGCCATTCCAGATCTCTAGCGGCTGGTCTACAGGCACTGTTACCTCACCTGCATAGTCTTTTAAATTGATAACCATCGCACCTGTGTGGTTGGTCAACTCATTTGTAGGCACTCCACGGTGTACAGCAGCCTCTACAGAAGCCCAGTTGATCTCTTTCTTGGGATAGATACCGCAGATGACTTCTTTGTCAGCCTGGAGCATTTTTAGGATGTCTACGGGGCTGAATCTGATGTCTGCGTCTATAAACATCAGGTGAGTGCACTGGGTGTTGTGCATAAACTGGTTTACAAGCGCATTTCTGCCTCGCTGGATGAGGGATTCGTTAAACATCATGGTGATGCTGATGTCTACGTTGTTTTCCTTCATATACGGGCCTACACCGACCATGCTTTGCGTGTAGTAGCCTGTACACATGCCTCCGTACATAGGAGTTGCAATCAGAATGTGTGGATTACTCATGTTTTTCCTTTAAAAGTTAGGTGAAGGCAGACTGTCTGATCGCGGGTCTGCTAGCAGCGTCCTAACTCCTGCCTTGCGGCAGTGCCCCTCAGACTGGGTGTTCTTTGCGTCTTCGACGAATACTGTAAACAGATCCGTATGAGACGTTTAACTTCTTGCACAAAACCGACGTAGGCTCGTCAGATTCGATGATTTTTTTATAGACATCATCAGTGTAGTTGCTATTCGGATTTCTTCCCAACCATTGATAAGTCCCGTGGGATTTCCTGTCTTTGACATTGTTTTTGGGGGTGTCCCATCTAAGGTTTTCAAGTCTATTGTCTGAAGGGTCTCCATTGTTATGACACGCCTGCATACCTTCGGGCCTTGGCCCAACAAAACTCTCTAAAACAAGAACATGGACAAATCTCGCGCTTCCTCCGATTCTTGTTCGCATGTAACCGTCATGATTTCTTCTAGGATTTAGCAATCTCTCCGGCAAAAACCTTCGACCGTAGCGTGAATGATGCGCGATGTGTTCAATCCGTTTTACCCTGCCTTTGTCAGAGACGGCGTAATTTGGATAGCCAGAAACAGAAACCCAGTTTTCCATAAAAATCCTATGAAAGGTCAACAACTCTTATGACCCATTTTCCCATAGAATTTTTACGATGTCCATGAACTTCTATTCTTATTCCTGCTTCTCTCACGAGTGGGAGAGTGTCGGAAGCCTCTATCTTCTTGATACGAGCAGCAACTGCGGAGGCAGTCACTTGTACGGCTAAAACCTCATCTCGCCGGATAGCAAGCAGGTCTGCCCACCCCCACAGGTCTTTACGTTGCTTGGTAAAGTGGTTCCACTTTTCAACAATCTCGACATGGTAGCCCAGCTCACGTAGGTAAGCCAGACTCCTCTGTGTTGGTGATACTTTTGTAGCCATCAGAACTCTTCTCTCAGCTCTTTATGCCGCTGCTTGTGGCACGGTTGGCAAAGCCACATAACCTCAAGAGGCTTGTCGTAATCTTCGTGATGAGCGACGGATTTTTTTTCTCCACATCTAATACAGGGTAGCCGAAGTAAACTGCCATTACGGATGGCTCTAGATACGGATAAATGTGCACGATTTCTTCTTTCGTCTTCGGCTCTCCAAGCCCTTGTGATTTCGACTCGCAACTTAATTCTGTGCGGCAACTTACCTCGTTCTCGGTCATATTCTCTGATCCTTTCAAGGTTTTTTTCACGGTGCTCACCTACATCTTTCTTGGTGCAGGCTTTGCACTTGTTGAGATAGCCATCACCCGTAGCTTTATGTTTATAAAACTCGGTGAATGGCTTTTCCTCATTGCACTTAAAACAGGTTTTCATACAACACCTCCGTAAAGGCATTGTACCCGTTTTAATTAAAATGGGATAGAATCGTCGTCTAACTCGCCAGAACTTACACGGGGTTTGTAAGAGTAAGACACTTCTACAGGGCGATTCTGCTCAGCAGCCTTTTCCTTGCGGAAGGTGTTTTCTTTCAGGGATAATAGAGTAGTGCCTCTGGAAGTGGGTTTAGCCCACATGCCCAGTTGCAGCTTTTCTCCTGCTTTGTAGTCGAACTTCAGGACAACGAAACCTTCATAGTCTGGTGACTTTTCTGTTTTCTTTTCCTGTTGCAGGACTTGGTAAGCAACCCCGAAACCGGGCATTTCTTTGTGGGCAAAGCCCTTCTTTTGATCGTACGCCATTTCTGTAATCTCTGGTTTAAGTTTATGTCTTACTCGTTCTACCCATGCCTCTACGTGCTCTTTACTTGGTAGCAGGCTGTTGATAGTACGCATCTAAAAGCTCTTTATTGCACTCTGCAAGGTCAGACAGCTTCAGCTCCTTAATGTCGTCATCCAGCTTCGTAGAGAGCTTTATGCGAGACTCCATAGCGTTAAAGCCTGTATGCCATTCTTCTAGCGTGTTGTAGACCTTGTGAGGTTCTGGAGAGCCTGGGACGAACAGGGGGAAGACTTCTTCGCCTCGTACGTCTTCTAGAACTTCAAGTGTAGGGGCAGGCGTGAACGATGGCGCTGGTTGCGTAGGTGATGAAAAGTCCTCGACCTCTTCAGGCGTGTAGACCCCAACGACACAGCCCGGATAGACGGAGCGGATGCCCTCAGATACGCACCTAGCGCGGAGCATCGCACGAGGGTAATTACGCCAATTATCTTTGCCTGTAAGCCCGATAGCCTTTGCTTGTGCAAAAGTCCACGAGACGGACAACGTGCCTCCTTGCGGATGGCTAAAAGTGCCTTTGACTTCAGCATCTGTATATACCTCCCACTGTACTTTGCCACCTGCTTGCTGGAAACGAGCCAGCATTGCATCTGTTTTGAGTGCTGGACGACCTTGAATGATGTTGTAGTCACGTGCTGCAATAGCAGGGTGTAATCCTTCTGCTTGTGCAATCAACATGAGAGCAACTGCTTGCTCAGGTGTCTTTACGCCAAACAAGTTGGATTTAGCAATAGCAGAACCCATCTTTTCTACATCGTTGTAGGGAATAAGTGCGTTATTCGTTGAATTGCTCATTGTGTTACTCCGTGTGTGGTTACTTTTGTGCCGAACACTTGTGCGTCTGCTATAGACTTCACCAAGCCCATCATTCCCTGAAACATCATCTCAGGCTGGTCTGTAGCCCCGATAATGCTTCCCAGTGCGATAGCTAAGCCTGTAGCAGCAGCACTCATGTTATCTACTTCCTGCTCTTTCAGGTATTCCAGTATTTCTTCTCCCAACTTTCGTCCCTGCTCGTAAATAAGTTGTGCAGCAGCAGTCTGCTCTGCGGTAAATTCTTTTTTCATGATGATCCTTTTACTAAGAAGCGTCTAGATCCTGGCTGCTCAACAACAAAGCTGTTGTAGATGTCAGGCATAGACTGCTGAAATAACGTGCTAGAAAAGCGTTTAGAGGGCTTAGCAGCCTTCCAGGTACACAGCACCTGCCCATCTACAGAAACGAGCGTAGAAGCGTCTTTAAGGTACTCCTGAAGCATGGCCTGAGCCTTCTCCTCTTGTTCCTCTAGTTGCTTAATCTGTGTTTTTATTTGAAAGAGCTGTTGGCAGACAAATTCAGCTTGAGAGTTGGCTATTTTCTGGTGTCCTGCATCCTTGTAGAGGAGCTTTGCTTGGTCTGTTGTTTCTGCGGGTAGGTGAGTGCCTGCAACAACGTGACCCCAGTACATAGCCATCTGACGGATAAATTCATCTTTCATTTCTTCAGTAACTTCGACAGGGAAGAGTTGAAACTCTTGACCGCCAAACAGCACTGCAAGATAGACTTTAGAACAGTCCCAGACCGTAGCTTCATGGACGCATTGATAAAAGTCAGGTGCAGGTATAACTCCAGTTTCTGCGTCAAACTTGCTACGAGCACCAGCGTTGTAGTTCTTAGCTTCGACAAGAATACTCTTACCATTTTCTTTACCTGCAAAGTCAAAATGTGATTTCAGCCACGGCTCATTCTTGTGTG